TTGCGCCAAGCATGGGAATCTTTCAAAAAGATTGGGTTTGGTACCTATCCGATAGATTATCAGGTTCCGTTGTTCCTTTTATATCAGGCATGACAGTTTAATTACTGTCACAACAACCCCAGTTTTTTCTGGGGTTTTCTATTATAATAAAGTACATAGGGGCGATCAAGGGTCATTCTTTAATCGGTAGTACTCTAATTTAAGTCCCCTACCAAATTATCCCCCAAAGAATTATGCCAAATTGGTGCGAAAACAGAGTTAGGTTATCCGACAACGGAGACAACTCAGAACAGTTTGACAAATTAGTTGAACTATTAGATGGCCCAAATCCATTTAATACAATCTTTCCCAGACCTGATTTCACAAAAATTCCAAACAGCAAAGGCGAACTTCCAATTAAAGAGGAGATCAAAAACGACAAAGGCGAAGTAGTTGCCGAAACTTACAACTTTCCAGATGGCAAAAATGATGATCGTTGGTATCACTGGTGCGTTGACAACTGGGGCACAAAGTGGGATATGTGCGACAAATTCACAGCAGAAGTTGATGAAGGTTGGGCAGAGTTTGGATTTAATACCGCGTGGTCGCCACCTTATGGAATCTTTGATAAGATCAAAGAAAACTTCCCAGATGTTGGAATCAGTTGGTTTTATGATGAGCCCGGTATGGAGTTTGCAGGTTATTTACCAAATTAACCTGAGCTTGGCCTAGCTGTAGACAGTTGGATTAGTGGCACATTTACTCTTAATATTTGCTGTCACAATCCACTATTCGTTCCAGAAACGACTATAATAGTAGTATAAACAACCCCCATTGATTATGAACAGATTTTTTATGTATGTCGATCCAACTGAATATGATATGACTCAGGAAGGATTAATGAAAGCGTGTATTGCTGAAGTCTATGCAGAAGCAGAGGACAGCGGAGATTTACCAATGTACAGAGCAGAAGATTTACTTCAATCCGCAAAATGGAAATTTGAAGAGATATTAAACGACATATCCCAATTAGTAGAAGCACATTTGTAAACAAATGTTTCGATTCACGCATTTTTATCCTAAATGCGTGGATTATCCTTTATAATAGTAGTATAACTAACCCCCAAAGTTTATGAACAAAGCAGAAGCAATAGCAAACAGAATCAAATCAAATGACAACTTTGAAAATGTCGCATACGTTTGTTGCGATTGGGAAGAGTTCGTTTTTGAGGTAGCAGAGTGGGGAGTCGACCACATTGCAACCGTAGATTTTGACTCTCTCACACCTGATGAAGTCTCTTTCTTAGATGAGTTCATCGCCTCTTTCGGTTGTTCACCATCTCAACCGCACCCCTGTTCCAAGTACGCTGATCCTATTTTTGCATAATGAAACCAATTTTATTCACCGAAGCAGAATTAGAAACCATTGAAAGAGCAATGGACGATTATGCTTGCTACGACGACCCAGACACCCCCGCATCTGATTTGATCGGGGGATTACCCGTAATGGATCGTATTAACTCAATCATGGAAAAAATCACTACTGCCTACTGCGACCTATGAGCAACATTAAACACATTGAACACCCAGAGGACACCATTCTTACAGGTGACTTAGACGTACTCAGTTGGTTTCAATCTGCTGGTCGTCTATCCGTAAAGATCGACGGTGCGCCAGCAATCGTTTGGGGTCGCTGTCCTGTCACGGGTAAACAGTTCGTTGGTACGAAGTCCGTATTTAATAAGAAAGATCCAAAGGTTTGTTATAATGGCGAAGATGTTGAACACTACTACGGACACATTCCCGTACTAGTTCACATCTTACAGTTTTGTCTTGAGTTTCTACCTGATACACCTTACATATATCAAGGCGACTGGATCGGGTTCGGAGGTGAGAGGGAATATACACCCAATACATTAACATATTTGTTCCCAGATTACACAGGTGAAGATATAATCGTTGCTCCCCATACTCGTTACGAACTATGCGGTGATAACGGGTTGCAAGATGTCTACGGGTTGCCAATCAATCAAGATGAATTGAAGTCTACAGCAGCGTGTCGGTTCGTTCGCCCACGTTGTCGTATGTACACAGGATACTACAACCACTTGGAAGGTAAGGACGATCTATTTGAATTGGGTAATCGCGTTGAGTTCGCAAGGCAGATCGCAGCGAGTGTGAAGTTCGTGGATAAGAAAACAGCAGCGAAACTCAAGAAAGCGTTTAATAAAGCAATTCGTAATGGTGATGACATTCACCCAGACACGTTTGAGTTTGAGGGAGTGGATCGCAACCTGATCCGTTTGTGGTCGTTGGTTCGTTGTATCAAACTTGCTGCGTTGTATCAGTGTAGACATGATTACAGTTTAGAAGTTTACTTTCAAGGTGATGAAGCAGAGCATGAAGGTTACGTTTTTGATAATGGGTTCGGCACTTACAAACTGGTGGATCGCATGACATTCAGCAGACGCAACTTCTTATACTCGCGAATGGCAGGGGGATAGCCATTCGTTCGTTCGTGGGATCAGCAGTTGTTGTTTGTTGATCCCCCCGTTTATAAAAACGCGAGACACCCCTAGTCTACAAAGTGTTACGAATGCGAAACAAATATTGAACACACTCAAAATTTTTTTTCGCTATATAAAAACGACTACAGGTTTTTCACAATATGGAAAAAAATTCCGGGGGCTTTATTACATCGATAGAGGTTGATACAGTAACTGGAGAGTATCGTGCTATAATACCAGAGTGGATCATCAATGAAATGGATTGGTATGAAGATACAAATCTAAATTGGAAGATTGATGATGGTGACGTAATTATTACTGAAAGTGATGAATGAAGTTGAATTTGTAAAACATCAAGTGTTTCGTGAAACTCCTGATGTAATTTTTTATGATATCTCAGTAAAAAACAATAATGCGACTGATCTAGTTGAACATGCAGGCCCTGCAGTAAGTCCACCTGATGAGTATGATGGAATTAAACAGTTTTATATCCATTACCATCAGGTTGACCATAACAGAGTTTTGTCTGGAGATCGCACATTTGAGTTAGTGAATCCAAAGTGGTCAGACCCGTATCATATTGTGCACTTAAATCGAGATTGCGGAGCTCTTGTCATTCCAAAAGGCACATACCATCGCTCCATCTCTGGAGCTCATGGATCGATTGTTATTAATCAAGCAGTTCGTGACGAAGATTTTGATCATACCACTGAGTTTATTCCAGTAACTGCTAGACAGAATACAGTATTGTATAGTATAATTAACACAGTTAAACCAATTATTCATTACAAGTACTTCGGAAAGACTCATGTGTAACACCTATCACATCTACTTAAACGATAAATGTCTCTTTAAAAATTTAGATCAGCATGAATTTGATATTATATGGAATAAACTTTATACTTCTTATTGGAGAGAAGAAATAACTTACTCATGTGTTACGGAAAACACGAAAGATTTTGCTCCAACACTTGAAGAAAGTTCTTATTGACAACGTATAGATATTGATGTAAAATATAATTATGTAATGAATTAATTATGGCAAAAGGCTTTAAGGTCAAATCAAAGGCACCTGTTCAGAAAGAACCTGAATGGGATTATGAATTAGCGAAAGCATTAATCAAAGGAAAAAAGATAGTCTTCTGTCTTCCGGGTCGAGGAGTATCATATACTTATTTGAAAAACTTTGTACAATTGTGTTTTGATATTGTACAGGCAGGTGGAGGTATACAGATATCTCAGGATTATTCTTCAATGGTAAATTTTGCCCGTTGTAAATGTTTGGGTGCAAATGTTCTTCGAGGGCCTGATCAGTTACCTTGGGATGGTAAATTAGAATATGATTGGCAATTATGGATTGATTCTGACATTGTTTTTGATACCGCAAAGTTCTACCAGTTAATTCTAAACTCAATTCCTGCAGAAGCAATTACAAAACAGGAAGTTAGAGAGACAGTCAAGGATAACAAAGGTGTTGAGTTAAAAGATAAAGATGGAAAGGTAATTACAAAGGTTGTTGGTACACAGGTTGCAGTTGATGAGTCAAAGGTTCGTCCAATTGTATCTGGTTGGTATTGTACTGAAGATGGTCGTACTACATCGGTTGCTCACTGGTTAGAGGAAGATGACTTTGCATCTAACGGTGGTGTGATGAATCACGAAACTCTCGATACGATACAGAAGAGAAAGAAACCATTTACTGTTGATTATGCAGGATTTGGTTGGTTACTTATACAGAAAGGTGTATTTGAGGACAAGAAGATGCCTTATCCTTGGTTTGCTCCAAAGATGCAGGTCTTTGAGTCTGGTAATGTACAGGATATGTGTGGCGAAGATGTCTCGTTCTGTCTCGATGCCAAAGAAGCGGGTTATGAAATATGGTGTGATCCAAGAATTCGTGTCGGACATGAGAAGACAAGAGTGATATAAATGATTACAATATTTTCCGCACTACTCATACTTGCAATCATCTTATTCCTAATCAGATATTATGACCCCCATACGTAGAACTCTCTATACAATACTGAAGAATGGTGAGGCAGTCTTTACTGACTTATCTCAAAACGAATACTTTGACCGAATGCAAGACTTTGCAGTCGAATTTTACCTCACAGGGAAGAATGACCCCAGTGAATTTACTACAAAAATGACAGAAGAGGAACCTGATTAATGGCAAAAACGTTTAGTATGGGTGAAACAATTGAAAGTCACCCCAAAAAGACTCGACAAGGTAAGGGAAAACACTCGAAATACGCGGCTACCTCGCGTAACTCGGCTCGTAAAAGACCAAGAGGGCAAGGTAAGTAATGGCCTGTCTAATTGCGAATTTACCTTCTTACGAAGTATGGGTAAGAAAAGAGTACTTAACCGACCATAAGAGTGGTCATGGCGAATTTGTGAAGGGAGTTTGGGTATCCGCGAAGTCAATTCCGGGTCGAGCATTCTATTTTGAGACATATTTGCCCGATTATGCAGCAATGTTCGATAAATTACCGATTTCTGCGTTCACAACCGACCCAGAGACACCTACACCAGACATGACATTGCATAATTTACAGTTTTGGAACTGTATGGACTATGGTGTAGTGGCAGTTCAGAAGCAATTTATCGGTTCAATGCACTATGAGGTCTATACAAGAGACTTTGGAACGCAAACTGGCACTTATATTTGCACTTTAGACAACTATCATCAGGATGTTGACGCAATTGACTACTCAACAAGTGAACAACCTGCCGAACATAAGTCTCATAACCTCTTAGAACTCGATAATGGGCAGTTTTGTCTCTATCCGAACAACAGAATGAGGATATATGACAACAGTATCACTCCTGAGACACCTAAGAATCCTGATTTTAAGGTTTCAACCGTGTATTATCAGGTGGAAAACGGTCATGATCGTGATGGATTGGGTTCAGAAGAGAATTATTTCTGGAAAACAGCAAAAGAACGCAACAAAGTTGAAGAAAAAAAGGAAAGATCACCGTTTGACCCAGAAACAGGCGAAATTAATTATGTTGACCACCCGGAGTTAGGATGAAAACCGTGAAAAATGCTCATATGGGCAATCATTTACTTGTTGAAGTGTATAATGTACCCTTTGACAAGTTAAATAATGCGGAAAAGATTGAGCAAGTATGCAAAAGTTCCTGTAAAACTGAGGGTTTAGAGGTTTTAAACACCTATGTACATCAATTTGACCCTTATGGAGTGACTTGTACTATAACTTTAGGTGAAAGTCACCTTTCTTGTCATACTTGGCCTGAAAAAGAGTGTGTTGCAATCGATATTTTCACTTGTGGAGCAAAAAATCCACGTTCAGTAGCATGGTGGATACTAAATTACTTCGATTCAGATGACTATAATATGAATGAGCTAAATAGATAGGTATAAATAGATAAAAATAGATCGTTTAATGGCGATAACGAGAATATCAAGAGCATTTAAGGATATTAGTCTGTCTTTTAAAAGACATCCTGTGACGAATGACATCGGTGTGCTTAAAAATGCAGATGCGATTAAAAGATCTGTACGAAATCTAGTACAAACAATTCCAAGTGAAAGATTTTTTAATTCAACACTTGGATCGGATGTAAGAGATAGTCTATTTGAAAATGCACCCGGATTTGTTGACTTTGGTACTGCATCAATTATAGAGAGACAAGTTCAAACTACAATTGAAAACTTTGAACCGAGGATTGATAATTTAGAGATAAATGTTAATCCTCGACCTGATTCAAATGAATTTGAGATTAATGTATTTTTTGATATTGTTGGACAAACATTTCCTGAACAGGAATTTTCATTCATACTTAAAGCAACAAGATAATGCCAGTTACTAAATTCACTAATCTTGACTTTGATCAGATTAAGACACAGATAAAAGACTATTTAAGAGCAAATTCAAACTTTACTGACTTTGATTTTGAAGGATCCAACTTATCGGTTTTAATTGACGCATTAGCATATAATACATACATCTCTGCATTCAACTCAAATCTTGTTGTAAATGAATCTTTTCTTGATTCTGCAACTTTGAGAGAGAATGTTGTATCTTTAGCAAGAAATATAGGTTATGTACCCCGTTCAAAATCGGCAGCAAGAGCATCAATTTCATTTAATGTTACTGCCAACTCTACAAGTTCCTCAATAACACTACAACCAGGCCTAGTGTGTGTAGGTAGATCAAATGACTCAGATGTAGTGTTTTCAGTCTCAGAGAGTATCACAGCAGCTACTACAGTTAATAGTGGCATTGCAACAGCATCTTTTGGATCTGTAACCTCTCCAATTGAAGTTTTAGAAGGGACATTCTTAACATCACAATTTATCGTTGACGGGTCTTTAGAGCAGCGATTTGTATTAGATAACGCAAATATCGATAGTTCATCAATCGTCGCTTATGTTGGGTCTACAGGGGTCTTAGGTAAGCAATACAAAATGATTGATAATATAGTTGGAATCAGTTCAATATCAGACACGTATTTAATTCAGGAAGTTCAGGATGAAAGATATGAACTTCTATTTGGTGATGGTATATTTGGAAGAAAACCAGAGAATGGTGCAGTTATAACTGTTCAATACATTGTCACATCAGGTTCTGAGGGTAATGGGCCTGAGTTCTTTAACTTTGCTGGTAATTTCTTAGGAGATAATGGACAAGTAATTACTCCCTCCACTATTCCAACAATCAATACAATCTCTGCAGCGTCTAATGGAGGCGACATTGAGAGTGTTGATTCGATTAAGTATTTTGCACCTAGACTATATTCATCACAGTACAGGGCGGTTACAGCAAGGGATTATGAATCAATAGTGCAACAAGTATATCCAAACACAGAAAGTGTATCAGTTGTTGGTGGCGAAGAAGTTGACCCACCACAATTTGGAACTGTATTGATAACAATCAAACCAAAAAATGGTGAATTTGTATCGGATTTTGATAAAACACAAATTTTAACAAAGTTAAAAAGTTATTCATTAACAGGTATCAACCAAAAAATAGTTGACTTACAGGTTCTTTATGTTGAAGTTGAATCTTTCATTTATTATGATACAACAAAGATTAGTTCAGTTAACGATTTAAAATCTAAAATAACGTCAGCATTAACAACATATTCAAAATCAGGTGATGTGAATAAGTTTGGTGGTAGATTTAAGTATAGTAAAGTATTGAATGTAGTTGATAATATTGATAAAGCAATTACTTCAAACATTACAAGAATTAGAATTCGTCGTAATTTAAATGCCCTTGTAAATCAGTTTGCTCAATATGAGTTATGTTTTGGTAATCAATTTAATGTTAAACCAGAAGGATTAAATATTAAGAGCACTGGATTTAAAATACAAGGAACAATTGAAACTGTATACTTTACTGATGTGCCTAATGCAGATAAATTAACAGGAACTATTTCAATTGTTAGAAAAAATGCAAGTGGTGAAACAATAGTTGTTGTCAAATCAGCTGGGGTAGTTGATTATGTTCATGGTGAAATAAATTTATCCACAATAAATATTATCTCAACGGACAAACCTAACAATATTGTTGAAGTACAGGCATTCCCTGAATCAAATGATGTGATTGGATTGCAAGATTTATACTTAGATTTTAATGTTCCTAGTAGTCAAATAAATATGGTTAAGGACACAATCACATCAGGAGAACAAATATCCGGTGTTGGTTATAAAGTAACATCAAGTTACTCTAACGGAGAACTTTCAAGAACATGATTGGAACTGGAATAGACAAACGTATACAAGTTCAGCAAATAATAGAAAACCAACTCCCTGAGTTTATCAGATCAGAGAGTCCTTTAGCAGTCGATTTTCTTAAGCAATACTATATTTCTCAAGAACATCGTGGTGGTGTTGTTGATATCACTGATAATTTAGATCAATATATTAAACTTGATAATTTAACTCCTGAAGTCATTGTAGGTGTTACAACACTGTCATCAGGAATTAGTACATCAGATACTACAGTTACTGTTTCATCAACTAAAGGGTTTCCGAATGAATATGGATTATTTAAAATTGACGATGAAATTATTACATATACAGGAATAACTACAAATTCATTTACAGGATGTGTCAGAGGATTTAGTGGTATTACTTCATATACAGATCCAGTTAATAAAGGTGAACTTATATTTTCTACAAGTATTGCAGGAATTCATACTGCAACTTCTAATGTTCAAAATTTAAGTGTTCTATTTCTAAAGGAGTTTTACCAAAAGGTTAAATCATATCTAACTCCCGGATTAGAAGATACAAAATTAAATACAAATGTAGATATAAGTAACTTTATAAAAGAATCCAAATCCTTATACAAATCTAAAGGAACTGAAGAGTCATTCCGAATTTTATTTAATGTTTTATATGGGATTACTCCAAAAATTGTTGATTTAGAAAATCGTTTAATTAAACCATCATCTGCTGAATATATTCGGAGAGAGGTTGTTGTTGCAGAAAGAATATCTGGTGATCCAAATAAGTTAATAGGACAAACAATTACAAAGTCTACAGACTTAACTACTTCAGGATCTGTATCTGAAGTTGAAATTTTTAGTAGATCTGGAAATTTAGGTATTACAACATATTATAAGTTAAATTTATTTGTAGGTTATGACGAAAGATCTGCAATACAAGGAACATTTACAATTCCCGGAAAAACAAGAGTTATTGAAGATGCACCTACGACTGCCAATATTTTAACTGTTGATTCCACAGTTGGTTTTGGCACCACTGGAACTGTGGTTACAAATGGTGTTAATGGTATTAATACAATTACATATAGTGATAAATCAATTAATCAATTTTTAAATTGCACTGGTATTGGTAATTCAATACGATCTACTGATGATTTAAGAAGTGATGAATTTATATTTGGTTATGAAAATGGAGATCTAACAAAAAGAGTTGAATTAAGAATAACTGGAGTATTATCTAACTTTGAACTTTTACCTAGTAGTGGTTCAAGTGTAACTCTTGAAGGAGAAAAGATAACAGTTAGAAATTTAGGTGAAAAAATACCAAATCCAACACTTCCAAGTGATAAATCGAGAAAAACTGTATTCTTTAATTCATGGATTTATAACACTGCAAGTCGAATCAAACTTGATATTCCTGCTGCCACACCTGTACCCGGAACAACATCAGATTTTAATCATAAATCAAAAATTGATAAATCTCAATTAAAAACTGGTGATAAGGTTTCTGTTTTTAGAAGAGGTGAATTTATACCCATAGAAACAGATGTCACAGTTACTGTCGGTACAAATGATATTGGTTTAGGAGTATCTTTTACAAATGATGGAATAACAGAGTATGACATTCAAAGACAACTTGTAAAAGCAAATGCTGCATCTGATATTGATTTGCAATTTGGAAATAATATCATCACAACCGATGTTCAAAATACTTATAATGATGAAGACGAAAATTATTATGTAGCATCGTCATCAATGCCTTCATATTTAATTGAAAAGAAGGTTATTAAAGAAACGCTTGGTTCTGGAATTGGAACAGTTCATACATCTACAGGAATTCCACAGGCTGATTATTTTGCAACTAATGGTCAAAATTTTCAATTACTTGAAAGAAATCTTACAACTGGTTTATATTCAAAATTACAATTCAATACTGCAGTTGATTTTATAACAGGTGATGCGATTGTATACTTACCTAATGAAAAACCTCTTGTTGGATTATCAACGAGTGCCATATACTATGTTGAAGTATTAAGTTCTAATACTACACCTAATAATATTCTTCGTCTTTATCCTTCAAGATCTTTTATTACTGTAACTAATATTGATGCGTCAAATCCACCTTATATTGAGTTTGACAACTCAAATCAATCATCATCTACAGCAGAACATAAATTTGTACTATTAAGACATAAAAATGAACAAATTGGTGTACAAAAAGTTTTAAGAAAGTTTCCTGCAGAAGTTAATATTAAATCAGGTGAATCTGTATCAACAGAACCGGGAACAACTGGTATTCTTAAGAATGGTGTTGAAATTGCAAACTATAAATCTCTTGATAAGATTTATTTTGGCCCACTTTCTGATTTTAAAATTTTAAATCAAGGTAAAAATTTTGATGTAATTAATTTACCGACAATCAGTATACCTTCACCCGGAACTGGTACAACTGCAATTGTTCAACCAGTTGTAAAGGGATCAATAAAAGAAGTATTAGTTGATCAACAGCATTTTGACGTAGAAAGAGTTATGTCAATCACCATATCAGGTGGTAATGGATCTGGAGCAGTATTAAAACCTGTTGTTACCAAAAGACAAAGAGAAATTGAATTTGATGCTAGATTAAAAAGTGTTCAAGGTGGAGTTGATCAAATAAATGATTTAATTGAATTTAAAAGACCTCATAATTTAGAAAATGGTGAACCACTTGTTTACAGTAACAATGGAAATTCATCTCTAGGTGTTGGAGTATATCTTGGTTCAAACACCGCACAGAATAAAACATTAGTAAATGGTGCAACCTATTATCCACAGGTAGTTGGTATAAGTTCAATTTACTTATATGAAAAATTTAGTGATTATACTGCTGGTATTAACACTGTTGGATTTACTGTTGAAAATACTGCAGGTACACATAAGTTTACTTTCTTAAACTTAAAAAATCACCTTAAATCTGTAAAAGTTATTGATGCTGGTTCAAATTATACAAATAGAAGATTAATTGTTAAACCTGTTGGTATACACACTGTTGATAATTCAGTTAATTTTAAAGATCATGGATTTGTTACTGGTGATTTAGTTCAATATTCACCATCAAGCGGTAATGCAAGTCATGCACCAGTAGGACTTGGAATTACTACACGTTATCGTGTTTTAAAATTAGATAATGATAAATTTAGACTCATTGATGTAGGTATTGGTGCAACAGACCCTAATTCAAACTATCTAAGACAAAATTTCCAAAGAATTTCTGAAGTATTTACTTCAAGTAATCATGAATTTTTCTTTGAACCAATTGTAGTCAAAGTGGATGCAATATATTCACCAGTATCTGCAGGACGAACTGAATCATTAGTTATTACACCTAAAATACGTGGAAAATTAATAGATGGATATTTACATGAACCCGGAACTAACTATGGATCAGAAATTTTAAATTTTGAAAAGAAACCTAATATAAAAATATTAAATGGTAAAAATGCTGAATTAAGAGCGATTGTTTTTGGTGGTAAAATAATTGGATGTGATGTGATGTTTGGTGGTAAGGAATATACATCCGCACCAGATTTAGATTTAGTTGGTATTGGAACTGGAATTGGTGGAAAATTAAGAGCAGTTGTATCT